CTCATACCGTACTAAATGGGTTGCTTAACGCCGTGTATCCCGATGTCTTACGACACGTGGTCCGATACTCTTTTGCATGGTCTTTATATCACATCATGTTGATTCTTATGTGTGTTGGCGTGGTTTATACGACACGACGCAGATGCGAGAAAATTGAAGAGCGGGCAATGGAATTGTCAGAACATCTGGCAGGTACAGCTGGCAGCGTTGATCGCAGTATAGCTCAGGTTACCTCCATTGTCAATGATTCGGCGCGAGATATCAGATCAACAGCTAGTATCGCCAGTGTCGCATTAGCCAATGGTTCAGTTGCTTTGCGAGAAACGACAGAAGCGCTCAAACCGACTATTGCTTCGTTTGGCTATTTGAGTGATTTAACCATTAATTGGACGTTAGGCTATTCCTTTGGAGTTTGTTTAGGAGCTCTGTTTCGTGTTGGTACGATTGTTTATCAGCGCATCAAGAAGGAGAAAATTCCTGAGAGTGCTTCACGTAAACTCGTGGAGGAAAAGTTCTTTAAGATGTTCGATACGCTCATTGTACTCGCTCTTATTCCCATGATTTATGATCAAGGTATGCAAAGTGCTATGACTCTCATGTCTATGTTCAAATTTACGGGGGACATGATGCGAAAAGTGTCAACTGCTCTCCATATGTTTGCATCCACCATCTTGCCTAGCGATTCTCCCATTACTGGCCAGGTGCAGGAAGCTGCCACTGAATCAATTCATGAGCTTCATGCTAGATCAGCTAAAATCATGAAAGACTTAGAAGCTATAAAGCAAATGGAATCAGAATCAGACGAGGAAAAGAGTGTTCCCCCACCATCTGAGCCTCGCGAAGTACCGCTCCGTTATCCTGTTTCTGATGGTGTGGCACACAAAATTATTGAGTTGGAATCTCGTTATGAGCAAATGTCCGAAACACCTATAGCTGAGCTCGTTGCTAAGTACGAAACTAAGCATGAGGCCCAAAAAGCTATGTGGCAACGTATGCGAGAAACCCTTTGGGCGCCTTCAGAAGAGCACTGTGCTACGGAGAGGGATCGCATTGCTCGCGATGCTGCTTTGGATGCCTTGAAGTCCGACTATGAAGAATTGTTTGGTTCCCCTCTTGATCTGAAAAATGATACTGACTTATCTCGTTTAGATGGCATTCTGCGCAAGCATAGGATGGAGGGTTCAGACTTCGGTAGCCACCCAAATCAAGCTGAAGCTAAACGCATTTTCGAACAGCGTCTAGCCAAGAAGCGCAGAGATGATAAGGTCACATTGGTGATTGTAATCATCGTCTGTCTACTCTTTAGCGCTCTGTTTTATTTCTACCGCCGTAAGCAGCTTGATAAGGTTTTGGAAGCGCGCACCTGGAGATACAGTAAGTCGCAGCGCAAGTGGGTTCAATATCCAGACAAATCTGCTGATGTTTCTAACTCTTTCCAAGCTACTCGTAAAGCGGATGTCACTAAGAAGCTTAAGTCCTTAACTCCCGACCAAACTCAAATCGCGGCTACAGCTTTTTCTAAGAGTGTTTATGAAGCAGCTATGAAGGTTGCCAACAA